GCACTATGGCACTCCAAATTGGCTAAAGAAGCTATAGGAACAGGTAAAATAACAACACCATCAGGTAGAGAGTTTGCATTCCCTGATGTAAGACGAAATTCTTTTGGTAAGGTTTCTCATTTTACACAAATAAAAAATTATCCTGTGCAAAGTTTTGCTACTGCTGATATTGTGCCTTTGGTACTATTGGAAATAGACAAGAATTTGTCTAATTTAGAGTCCTGTATCGTAAATACTGTGCATGATTCTATTGTAATTGATGTTCATCCAAATGAGGTAGATAAAATAAAATTTATAATTAAAAGTATGAATGAGATAATAACAGATTTGGTTAGTCAACATTTTAAGATTGACTTCAATGTGCCATTATTATTAGAAGCAAAAATAGGTAATAATTGGCTTGACACAAAAGACGTTTTGTGATATAACAATAAAACTTTAAAGGAGAAAAACTAAATGGTAAATGAAGTAACAACTATTGATACCAATAACTATGCAATAATGGCTAAAGCAATGGGTATGGCAGGTGAATCATCATCAGATGACAAGCCAAATACATTACCTAGATTTAGAATTAATCATAGTCCTATTATTGGTTCAGACAAAGTGTTAGTCAAAGGTGGTACATATAAGTTGGAGATACCTGATGACACGACACTTTACGGAACATCAGCTACGATTAGACCTTTTATACAACGATTTATGTACAAAAGGTTTGTAAAGAATATGTCTGCAAAGCAAGGAGAGCCTTTGGGGGTATATCACAAAACCATAATGTCAGACAACTTGAATGTTGATTTAAAAGATAATCAGGGCAAGTTTAATTGTGGTAAGCCTACAGGTTATATTAAAGACTTTAAGGCATTGCCTGTGGATACACAGGATGTTATCAGACAAATCAAAAGAGTTCGTGTTATATTTGGCACAGTAGATTTAGTTGGCTCTGTTGATGAAAGTGGTAACAAAGTGGAGAAGGGAACTATCCCATTTATTTGGGAGATAGACAACAGAGATGCTTTTAAAACTATGGGAGAGCCATTTAGAAAGTTCTCACAAGTAAAGAGATTACCTGTTGAACATTCTATTGCTCTGAATACTGAAGAGAGGAAACTTCCTAATGGTAATTCCTTTTACTTGCCTACATACACTCTTGATTTACAAGATAAAATAGAAGTATCTAAGGATGACCAAGATACTTTTATTAACTTTATGTCTTGGATAGACAATTATAACACCTATATATATAATGAGTGGGATATGAAAACTAAAAAAGATATAAGTGACTCTGATAAAAATGTCGTTGACAATTTTATTGATGTTACAGAGGAAGATGTAGCTTAGTGAAAAGTAATAATCCATTTGCAGTTCACAATATAAATTATCTGTCACCTAGTAGTATAAATACTTTCGTGGCAGATAAACCTTTGTGGATGATGCGATATCTTTTTGGTGTCAAGTCCTCTAGTGGGGCAGGTGCAGTAAGGGGTATTGCAGAGGAGTATGCTTTAGCTGAAAAGTATGAGAAAGGTTTTTTTGATTTTAAGGCTCTTGACACTAAGTTTGTAGCCTTGTGTTGTGAATCAGGTGTTGACTTAAATGATGGAAGAACCTTAAAAGAAAAAGATGCTCTTCAAGGCTTTGGTACTGTCCTTGACGATAACTTTAAATATGAGAACCTTGAAACTTATCAAGAGAAAGTTGAAGTTAAAGTTGAGGACTTGCCTGTGCCTGTCATTGGATATGTTGACTTCTTGTTTAAGGACAAGATAGTTGATTTAAAGACTACAAACAGGATGCCATCTAATCCTACGGAAGCACAGAAAAGACAAATGGCTTTGTATTCTATGGCATATCCTAAGAAAAGTGTAGACCTGTTTTTTGCTAGTTCAAAGCAACATAAGGTATTTACACTTAGTAATTTAACTAAGTATAAAAAGCAAATAAAAAATCTTGCTTTTACAATACAAAGATTCTTGTCTCTTAGTGATGACAAGCATGAGTTAGCTTCTTTTGAGTATCCTAATTTTGATAAGTGGGAATGGTCAGATGCCATGAAAAAAGAGGCTAAAAAGATATGGAGTATATAGTGGAGAAAAAAATCGAGGATTTAAAATTAGAGATAGAGCAAATGGAGAAGCAGTTAAATGAAGCCAAGAAAGCCTATCGTGAAATGAGAACAAAGGGTCTAAGAGATGCTATGGAAGCTAAGAAGTTAGCAGACGAAGCAGTAAAAGAAGAAATGAAAGCTCTTGGATATCCTGCAACTGCCACACATTTTAATTGGTATTGGAGAGACCTAACTTAGTGTTTGGTAGAGCACAACTAGAAGATGGATACAGGGGTGGTTTAGAACATAGTATAGTAAAAGACTTAAAGAAAAGACGAGTTAAGTTTGAATACGAAACTCTAAAAATAAGGTGGGAAGAGATAATGTATCGTTCCTACACCCCTGATTTCATTTTAAGAAACGGAATAATTATAGAAGCTAAAGGCAGGTTTCTACCTAGAGAGAGAGTTAGGGCAATAGCTATCAAAAAGCAATTCCCTGATTTAGATATTAGATTTGTTTTTAGCAATAGCAATTCCAAAATATACAAAGGTAGTAAGACAACTCTTGCTGATTGGTGCAATGAGTATGGTTTTATGTTTAGTGACAAAACTATACCCATTAGTTGGATAAGAGAAAAGGGTAAAAAGAAACACCCTGCAAAAATAGACATTCGAGATAGAAGAAAAAATGGCAAAACTAGATGATATAAATCCTGAAGACTTTATTATACAAGTAAAGCCTATGTTAAATCCTGCAAAGAGATGGACAGGAGAGGTTGATGTTTCTGTTGTGTCATCAAAAGAAAACCCTTTGAATGATGAAGATTATTATGGTGTGCTAGAGTTTTGTAGAATAATATGTGCAAGTATTCCCATGATGGAAAAAGATGAAAGTTTAAGGACAAAAGCAGTAGATTATTTAAGAAGGCAAGATGAAATGGAAATTGAAAAAGAGAAGCCTAAAATAATTGACAAACATGACAATGTTATAGTAGTATCATTTGATAACAAAGATAAAATAAAATGAGGCATTTAGAATACATGAGAAGCATGGCAGAGAAGGTTATGAAGAAAGAAGAAGAAAATCAAATTAAGTATTTATCAGGCAAAAATAAAAGCGACATGGTAAATCACCCACCTCATTACAACAAATCAGGAATAGAATGTATTGATGCTATCAGAGCCATGACAGAAGATGGCTTTGAGCATTATTTGCAAGGCAATATAATGAAATACCTTTGGAGATACAGGTATAAGAATGGTGTTGAAGATTTAAAAAAAGCACAATGGTATCTCAGCAAACTGATTGATATATTAGAAAATGATAAAAGTAAAAATGATGTTGACCATAGAGGTTGACGAAGAGGAGTACCCTGTTCCATCTGACGGAGACGTTAGAGAAGACTTTGAAGAATATGTAAAAGAATTGTTTTATGATGTTGATGGTGCAACAGTAAAACAGATAAGAGTGTTAATGGAGACATAGATGAAAAATTACTTACCAACAGACTACCAAAATTTTATAGCACTATCTCGCTATGCTAGATGGAGAGAAGATGAACAAAGAAGAGAAACATGGATTGAAACTGTGGATAGATACTTTGATTACATG